AAGAAAACATTCCTGCATCACTGATGCAATCAAAATTAAGAGAGATGGCCATCATACTTGGTTATGAAGGTTCAGAAATATTTCCAAAACAAACAGAGATACTAGTGGATCGTGGGGACACTGGTAACTTTTTAAATCTACCCTACTACAATGAAATGAAAGGACTACGTTATGCTATCAACGATACTGGCGCCGGTTGTACACTTGAGGAATTTTATCAGCTCTATGATGTTTACAGTTGCAGCAAAGAAGCAGTCGAAGAAATCAAAACAGAAGAGAAAAAAATAGAAGAAGCATTTCCTGGGGGACCACCTTGCTTAAACAAGTTGGCATCCACTGGTTTTGGTGAAGGCTCCAGGAACAATGCATTATTTAATGTAGCAGTTTACTACAAACAATCACGTCCTGATAGTTGGGAAGATGAAATTGTAAAAGCAAATATGAAATTTATGGACCCACCATTAAGTAATAGTGAGGTTCAACAACTAATTAAATCTGTAAATAGAAAAGGTTATGACAAGTATAGATGTAAAGATGCACCTATCAATGCAGTATGTCAATCAGGTTTATGTAGAACAAAAAGATTTGGTGTAGGATTTGGAGAAGAAGAGATGCCTGTACTTGGTAGTCTTACAAAGTATTCATCTACTCCACCACAATGGTTTTTAAGTGTAGATAAAAAAAGAATAGAATTAAAATCAGAACAACTTTACAGTCCAAATCTATTTGCACTGGCGTGTTTAGATCAAGCTAATTTAATTGTACCAATACCAAAACCAAAAGATTGGAAGCAGCATTTTTTAAAACCTATGATGCAAGGTCTACAAGAAGTAGAACCATTAGAGTCTTTAGATCCAGAGAATGAGCTTACAGGATTATTACAAGACTGGACAACTAACAGACAATCAGCAAGAACTATGGATGATGTGTTTAACAAATTACCATACACAGATGAGAAAAAAGAATTTACTTATTTTAGAATGGAAGACTTCTATAATTTTTGTAAACGAAATCACTGGGAAATGGATAAAACTAAAACAGGTAATTTACTAAAAAGGTTAACTAAAAAAGCTGGGTATGGAGATGATCTATTTATATGTGAGGAGCGCGTAAGAATTAAGAAACAACAACCAAGGCTAATTAAAATTAAAACAATGAAACAAACGGAAGCGTCTGTTTCTAAAACACCATATCAAATAGAAAACTTCTAATGTTTGATACGGACGTTGGACCTAATTGGCACTTAAGGTTTCGTTTGAAGTTAGAAAAACTACAAAAAGAAAACGAATATCTTAAAATGAAAAACAGATTATTAACAAGGAAAATAAAGAAATATGAAAACAATAATATTAGGACCACCAGGAACCGGGAAGACAACAACACTACTGAATCTGGTCGATGAGTTTATACAGGATGGTATAAGACCAAAACAAATAGGGTATTTTTCTTTCACTAAAAAAGCTGCAACGGAGGCAGCATCGAGGGCCGCGGAAAAGTTTGGCCTGGACATAGATAATGATTTAACTTACTTTAGAACTCTACACTCATACGCATTTAATCAATTGGGTATGACACGAGAGAAGATGATGGGAAGTGAAGACTACAAAGAGTTTGGTGAAAAATGTGGGATACCTATTAAGGTTGCAAGATTCTCTGAAGGTGATGGTACATTTAATTCTGACAATGAATATCTTACAATAATAAATACTGCAGCTGTAAAGAGAATGGATCTGTTGGAGTATTACGATTCAAGAAAAAATATATTGGACATAGAACGAAACACTTTGTTTTTATTATCAGAAGAACTTAAAAGATTTAAAACAGAGAAAGGACTCAAAGACTTTAATGATCTGTTAGAAGATTTTATTGCAAAAGAAAAACATAATAAGTTTGAAGTATTATTTATAGATGAAGCACAAGACTTATCTTTGCTGCAGTGGGAAATGGTAAGAAAGATTTGGAGTCGTGCAGAAAAAACTTACATAGCAGGTGATGATGACCAGGCTATATTTAAATGGGCCGGTGCAGATGTAGATCATTTCATTGCACTCAAAGAAGAAGTAGATGATATACAAACATTAGATCAATCTTATAGAATCCCAGGTGGACCTATACACGAGCTATCACAAAAAATAATTAACCAAGTACAAAATAGATTTGACAAAGATTATAAACCTAGAGAAGAACACGGAGTCTTAAAAAGATATTCTGATATTACCCAGGTAGATATGAGTGAGGGTAGTTGGTTAGTGTTATCTTCTGCAAATCATTTTTTAGATTCTGTTAAAGAAGTATGTGAGCTGCGGGGTTGGTATTATCAATACAAAGGACGTAATTCTATACCACTTAAACTATTGTTAGCATTAAACAATTGGGAAGCTTGGCGTAAAAACGCATTGCTCAATCATCTTGAGATAAAAAATATATATGAATACCTAGGATCAAATGTATTAGAAGGATTTAGAAAAGGTAAAACACTTCACGCAGATAATAAATATAGTTTAGAAGATTGTCAAAAGGATCACGGTTTAATAGTTAACACAGTTTGGTATGAAGCATTTGAAGGATTAGATCCTATGACAGAAAATTACATTCGTAATATGAGGGCGAATGGTGAAACACTAAACAAGAATCCTCGTATAACAATGTCAACAATACACGGAGCGAAAGGAGGAGAAGCTGACAAAGTTTTATTGATGCAAGATATAACAAATGCAGCTCTTGAAACATTTAGTTATGATCCGGATGAACTACATAGATTATTTTATACCGGAGCGACGAGAGCGAAGCGTGAATTACACGTCTTGGACCCAAGAGATTTTGATCGAGCTTATATATTATGAACTGCTGGCACTGCAACACTGAACTAATTTGGGGTGGAGATCACGACACAGAAGACAATGAAGACTATGATATTGTAAGTAATTTATCTTGTCCAAACTGTCATTCATCTGTTGATGTTTGGCATCCATCTGAAAAATTAATAAAAGAATATAAAGATTATGAGGATAAAAAAAATGACAAATAAAGAAATATTTAAGAAAGCTACATATGATTCTTTAGACAAGCAGGTAGGCGGGAAGCACTACCGTTCGATGAAAATTCAACCCGCAGAATTCATTAACGAAAACAAGTTGCTTTTTGCAGAAGGGAACGCTATAAAATATATCTGTAGACATCAATCTAAAGGAAAAGAAGAGGACGTGAGAAAAGCAATACACTATTTAGAGATGGTTCTTGAAAGGGACTACGAATGAGAAGTACCCAGATCCCGTTGTTCACACCTGAAACGGAATGGGTAATGCCAGAAGAACTAAAAGATCTTCGTGGACACAAAGAAATAGCAATCGATTTAGAGACTAATGATCCTAATTTAAAAGAGCTAGGCTCTGGTAATGTCACTGGAAAAGGGCACATTGCAGGCATTGCGGTGGCCGTAGAGGGCTGGTCAGGGTATTTCCCTATCCACCACGAGTCTGGTGGTAATATGGACAAAAATCTCGTTTTAACTTGGCTCAAAGATATTTGTAGCCAGGTAGATACTACCTTTATATTTCACAATGCAATGTATGATATCTGTTGGTTAAGATCAGCAGGAGTATTAGTTAAAGGTAAAGTGGTTGACACTATGATAGCAGCGTCTTTGATTGATGAGAATAGATTGTCTTATCAATTAAATACACTAGCAAGATTTTACATAGGTATGGGTAAGGATGAAAGTATTCTTAATGCAGCAGCAAAAGAATATGGACTTGATCCTAAAAAAGATATGTGGAGATTGCCAGCGCTTTTTGTTGGACAGTACGCGGAACGTGATGCGGAGTCTACACTTAAACTTTGGAAAAGATTAGAAACAGAATTATATACACAAGAACTATGGGATGTATTCAATCTTGAGACAAGATTGTTTCCGTGTTTAGTTGATATGAGATTCAAAGGTGTAAGAGTTGATCTTGAGAAAGCAGCTAAAATTAAAAATAATCTTATGGATCGTGAGTCTAAAATTGTTAGTAAAATCAAAAGTTTAACAGGAGTTGATGTAGAAATACACGCAGCTCGTAGTATTGCAAAAGCTTTTGATAAATTAAAACTTCCATATGACAGGACAGAAAAAAGTAAAGAACCAAGTTTTACAAAAAACTTTTTACAAAACCATCCACACGAACTTCCAAAATTAATTGCAGATGCAAGAGAGATAAACAAAGCTCACACTACATTTATAGATTCAATAACTAAACACGCAGTTAATGGTAGAATACACGCAGACATAAATCAAATTAGATCTGATGCAGGAGGAACTGTAACAGGTAGATTCTCTATGAGTAATCCAAACCTACAACAGATACCAGCAAGACATCCAGAACTAGGACCAATGATTAGATCTATTTTTATTCCAGAAGAAAATACTACGTGGGGATCTTTTGACTACTCACAACAAGAACCAAGAATATTAGTACACTATGCAAAGCTACAAAACTTATCTGGTGTAGATGAAATTGTAGATGCATACAATGCAGGTGATGCAGACTTCCACCAGGTTGTTGCAGATATGGCAGGCATTGAACGTAAACAGGCCAAAACAATTAACTTGGGTTTGATGTATGGTATGGGTAAAAATAAATTAATGGCAGAGTTAGGTTTGATGAAAGAATCTGCAGAAAAATTAATAAAACAATATCACACAAAGGCACCGTTTGTTAAACAATTGATGGATAATGTATCTCGTAAGGCAAATGATCGTGGTAAGATTAGAACTTTACTTGGTCGTGCGTGTCATTTTGATCTATGGCAGCCTACACAGTTTGGTATATTTAAACCATTACCACTAGAACAAGCGCGAAAAGAGTATGATGAACCACTTAAACGTGCGTTTACATACAAAGCATTGAACAAATTAATACAAGGAAGTGCAGCAGATATGACTAAAAAAAGTATGGTAGCTTTATATGAAAATGGTATAATACCTCACATACAAATTCACGATGAAGTGGATATCTCTGTTGAATCTCCAGAAAAAGCTGAACAAATAATTAGCATAATGGAATCGGCAGTAGATTTAAAAGTTCCAAACAAAGTGGATTATGAACAAGGAGAAAATTGGGGCGATATTAAGTAATGGCTTTATTGAATGCAGATATCCCACCAATGTATTGTCAAGTAAGGAAGGAGTATCTTTATGACTTTAAAAAACATCACGGAGAAAGTGAAGACTGTGTGGTCTTCGGTCTCACAAGTATGGCAGGTGCCGCAACATTATTTCATATTATGTTACCAAACGGTGCGGTCTTTTTTAGATTGCCTATATCAGCGTTTTTCCAAAAAGACTTGGACAGAACCAAAGTGCCTGATATGCCAGTCGACACGCTTCAATTGTGGAATAGCTTTAGTTATTATCCTAGCGTGCATATGTTTGGCTATCTAACATCACAACGCGGTAAATATTTCGGAAAAGATAAAAAAGAATATTTTGGAGAGTATCTCTTCACGATTGATTGGTGTCATCCTGAAACTAATATCTTGGACACTGAACATAGTGAGATTCCTCACGAGCATAAGTGTGGACACGTTCTTGCTCTTGATAATGGGAATTATGCTATTCAGCCTAACAATCGTATCCTTTGGAATATTAGTAATTTTACCACTAGAGACGACATTCCAGACTATAAGGTCCAAACAACGGAGTGGAATGTTGAAAATCAAGGCTGGATTACAGAGGATACTGACAAAATGTTCTACAAAATAGAAGACAAATAGTGTAAAATACTTGGCTATGAATATAGAGGTAGCCAGGAATGAATTATTATTTTACAGGAACTTTAATTATATTACTTGTTCTTATGGCTCTCTTTATGCAACCGGGGTACGTACCTAGATGAGTAACAAACCATTAAACATCGGAGAAGAGGCACGCGTGCAGATGCCGATGAAGACGGTAGCTAGTTTGATCGTGCTCGTCGCGATGGGCGTGCTCGGATATACGGAGCTGACCTCGAGGTTGGTATCGTTAGAGACTTCACGTGAGTTGTTTGAAAATGATTTGTTAAAAAAATCTGAACAGGTACCCGTGGACCAGGAGCAACATTTTTTACTTGAGGATCTTTATAAAAGTGTCGAGAAAATGGAAGAGACTCAAGAGATGAATATGACTAACAAAGTAAACATAGAATTTTTAAGAGATCAATTAGAAAAAGCATTAAATGATATAGAAGATTTAAAAGATAAGGTAAGGGCAAATGGTAACGGGGCGCATTAGTAGAAAAGTTTTAGATTATATTTATGAGATGAAAAGAACTTTCATCAATAAACGTTTACAAAAAGATTTAAGAAAAGAAGTAGAAACTGGCAAGAATGGTACACAAAAGTACGTTGTAAAGCAAGGTGAAAACAAAGGAAAAATTTTATGACAGAGTTAATTATCGCTCTTCTTATGATTGTCAACGGAGAGATCAAGGAACACAGAATACAAGAGTCTATGTCACAATGTTTAAAAGGAAAACGTGTCGCAACAAGAACAAATAAAAATAATAACATAAATTACACTTGCATCAAGTCGATGGCCGAGCTCGAAAAAAATATCGATGGATCTTTATCGATAAAGAAGTTAATACTGGAGTAATGCCTAAAAATATAAAATTCCAAGCAGAGATTGTGAATGGAAAGTGTCCAACGTGTGATCAGTTCACTACATTGGTAGGCATTGATAGGGATTTTTTTAGGTGTATGAGTTGTGGATCAGATTTAGAACAACACGTAAATGGTAAGATAACTTATCTGCCAGTTATAACAACACCTAAAGGAGCAAAACCATTTGTAAAAGAATGGTTAGACGACGATGGCTAAAAAATTTAAAGATCACATATCACACGAACCTATCTTTCATAAAACATCAATTGGACGTACTCCAAGTAAATGTAAAATGAATAAATCAAAGCGTCGTTCGTGGAAGAAGTATCGCGGCCAGGGAAAATAATGAAATTTTTATTAACGGTTTATATCTGCTCTGCAATGAGCGGAGAATGTTACACCAACAAAGATTATCCAAAAGTATTTCCAGATCATCACGATTGTATAAGAGCAGGTCTATCTGAATCTTATGAGATTATATATGCAGAAGGTAACTTTACCAAAGATGAAATAAACAACTCCCAGTTGTATCCTAAATTTACTTGTATTCCTAAAAAAGACGAAGGCAAAGTAGTTACTTAAGAATCATTCTAAATTGTCTGCCCGTCCCAAGAAAGGGACGAACAAACAAAAGGTGTGAGAAGAGACTTTCTTATTACCTTAAAAAAATAATACTTGCAAATTATTTATTTTAGGATAA